GATGAGGCAATCGAGGCGTTCAGATCTGCGGTCGGCGGGGTCGTGATTCCCAATGAGGATATTGTCGGTGTGCTGGATGCGGCTGTCGTGGCGAAGCAGGTCAAAGAGAAGACGGTACAGGTGGCAGAGTTACAAGCAAGTTTGGACGTGGCAACGGTAGAACTGGAAGATATGCAGAAAATGGTGACAGCGCCCGTTACTGAGAAATTGGCTAAGGCAACGATCGACAAAGCATTACCCATAGGAGGGTATGATGAGTGACGTACAAGACGAAACATTTGCGGCGTGGACAGTGGACACCTTACGAGTGTTTCTATTGGCCAAAATAGCCGACCAGCGCGAAATGCTCCAAGAACGATATCAACAGCAAACGAAGGCCGTTGATGCCGCTTTTTCTTCTCAGCAAACCGCCATGCAAACGGCGAAGACTGAACAGACCACTGCCATGAATACCGCTCTGGATGCGCAAAAAGACGCTATCAATGCGGCCATGGCGGCAAGTGATAAGGCCACCGCCAAAGCTGAGACTGCGGCAGATAAACGGTTTGAAGAGAGCAACGGATACCGGCAACAGTTGCAGAATCAGGCTGCGACATTTGCAACCAAGGACGATATGGATGTTCGGATGAAGGCTTTCTCCGATAAACTCGATTATGAGGCACAACATCTTGAGGACATGGGGAGCGCACGAGACAGGAATATCAGTTCCCTCGAATTGCGTCTGACGAGTCGACTGGATTTGTCCAAAGGACAGGAGACAGGAACGGATGAGTCGCGCACCAACAAGCGACAGGACACGTCACTTATGGTCTCCCTTGGTAGTTTTTTGTTAGTCTTAGTCTCTGTTGCAATAGCCGTTATTACCGCGCTATCGAAGTAATAGGAGCGTGATGATATGACCCTTGATGAGAAGGCAAGAGATTTTAAGAAGTTGCACCCAACTCACAATGGCGGGCCGTGGGATGGGTGGTGCGCCGCACTCATGGCTCGCATGTGTATCGCTTACGGGGATGGCCCCATTCCCATTCCCGCTTCTGCGAAGATTGCGGCTGGTTTGGCAGGAAAGTTGAATCCCGATGCTTCCAAAGCTCCCATCGGCGCACTCCACTACTGGAAATACGGCGTCGACGGACATGTTGGTCTCGATACCAAGGGCGGCGGAACATCTGTGTTCATGGCAAGCTCCTATCTCAAAGAATCACTTGGCAACGGACTTGGATTCCAAAGCGTCACGGGATACACGCGCAATGGAGCATTCCCCTATCTCGGATGGTCGATGCTATATGCGAAGAACGGTAAGATAACTCAGGAGACAGTAGTGACAAAACCAACAGCGCCACCAGTCGTTGTAACGTCAACAAGAAGCATTGCGGAGCAGAAGCTTATTGAGCTGAAAATCATTGACCCAGGTCACGACTCCGATGGTGTCGTGTCGTGGAACACCCTGGAGTGGTCACTCTATCGTCTGCTACAAGCACTTGGAAAGGCATAGGAGGCAAACATGGTACCTATCGATTGGAACCCCGTTATCCTTGCAATCGTCGCTCTTATCAGCACGGTCATCGTCACGCTGGCTCCCGTGATGGTTACGGCATATATCAACGCACACACGGCAAAGCTCATACAGGTGAAAACATTGGCCGACAATAACCAAGACATCGCTAATGGAATTGTGGCGATTGTCCAGAATGCGTATAAGACCTTCACGAACAGCGAGAAGTTCCAAGCTGCCTTTGAGAAATTGGACGCGCGGCTTCACCTTCCGGCTGGCGAAACACAGCAGTTGATTGAGCAGGCCGTTTCAGTGATGACGCTCACGTGGGGTGACGCCTGGGAAAAGCTTGGTGAAACGACTCCGACCGAGATTCCTGTGGTTCCTCCTGCGGTATGACAGAATTGACAAACGGTGATCTTCTCCTGGACAACGGCATTGTCATTCCGGCAGCCAAGCGTACCAGGACTGAGGTTTACAGCCGCGTTGTTGGCTATCTGAGGCCTGTTTCCCAGTGGAACAAGGGGAAGAAGGCTGAATGGGCGGACAGGGTTCCTTTCGCGGTTTCTCCTGCTGTCTTGCACGGCTAGAAAGAGTATTATACTATTGGTGGTAGCTAGGATAGGTTCATGACCCTCCGAAGCCGGTCTTATCCCCGGTGCTACCGCTTTGTCAAATGGGATGAGAAAGGATAGGTGAAAGACAAATGGGATATGGACACTCTCAGTCAGAAGAAACCAGAGCAAAAATATCTGCCGCCAGAAAAGGAATTCCGATAACAGACAAACAGCGATTAGCGCGCATGGGTCATTACGTATCCCCAGAAGCTTGTGCAAAAATGTCTGTGGCGCAAATGGGCCATTTCGTATCTCCCGAAATGCGTATGAAAATTTCCGTGGCCGTGTGGAGGGGCGGGACACAAGTATGGACGCGCAAATCCAAGGCCAAACGTCGCATGTTGGGTTTTGTTCCCATGAATCAACCGTTTGATGGTTGCGAAGCACATCACATCAATCAGAGCGACATCATCTATATCCCGAGCGAATTGCACCGCAGTATTAGTCATAACCAGTGGACTGGTCGCGGGATGGAACAGATCAATGCTCTTGCTACGGCTTGGCTTACTAGCGAATTAACTCAATAAAGTTGACCCGGAAGATTCAGCGCGGCAACGCCTTCCGGGTCGTGTGAACTTCTGCCTCTGCCACTTGGCAGAGACGCTGGAGGTGCAATTTGAGTACACGCACCAGCACGTCAGGGCGTAGCTCCTGGCGCGTCTTATCTTGTACCATACTTTCTGCATTTTTCACGTGCAATCGTTCACATTTGAAAAAGGTTGGCGCGTGGTAATCATCACCGTGGAACGTGTACCGCGCAAGATGTTGGCGGTGTATGCAGATAAGGATGGCAATATCCCGCTCGGGGTAACACTGACCCCCAGTAAGGACGATCGATTCAAGAAAATAGAGATCCTGGTTCAAGAGAAACTACCCCAGTACAAAGCTCGCCTTGTGCTTGCGCATGAGTTGTTCCATGCGTACCAATATCTGGCGGGGTGCGCGATGGAGGAGCAGGCCAATAACGAGATCGATGTGGTCATGGTCAAGGCCCTCGTCGACAAGAAGAAGCGCAAGGGGAAGCGTTGAGACTCATCGAAGCAAGCGACAAGCGCAAGGCCGTATACCTTCTGCCGCTTGGCGACGTCCATGCCGGTTCGGGCCAGACAGATTACCAGAAATTCGAAGGGTATATCGATTGGGCAAAGCGCGAGAAGGCATACATTTTCCTCATGGGAGACATGTTCGACACAGTAGTCATGGGCGGCGTTTCCAGTCCATTTGACGCATCCATGAATCTCAGAGAGGCGAAAAAGTACATGAAAGACCGGCTCATGCCCGTAAAGCATCTTATCATCGGGGGTATCATAGGCAACCACGAAATGCGACTCATGCGCTATGCCAATGAAGATCTGATGGAAGACCTCTGTGATACGCTCGGGGTTCCCTACGCCAGGTTCTCTGCGGTTCTCCGATTGAACATCGGACGCAAAACGGGCGACGGCGGAAAGACCGATACAACGCGCGTCCACTATGTTGCCTATTGTCATCACACGACGGGCGGCGGCGGGACACCCGGGGGCAGATTGAACCGGGTCTATAAGCTCTCAGACATTTTCGAAGGGGCCGACGTGCTCATCGGTGCTCATAATCACATGCAGGCGGGTGTGCCAGTTGATAAGTACCGGCTCCATGTATCTGCATCGGGAAAGGCAACCCTCAGTGCAGATAAGCAGTTCCTCGTTGACTCGGGTTCTTTTGTCAAATGGAATGAGTCGTATGCAGAAGAGAAAATGCTTGCCCCTTCCCATTGCGGCTGTCCACGAATTCGACTGGATGGTGCGCGTAAGGACGTCCACGTCTCGGAATAGTATCGTGACGCAGTAGTCCACGGTTGCAACCTATGGGACATCCGTGGCAGGCCAGCGAGCCAGCACTAATAGTGCCTGCGTTCTCAGATGGCGACAGTCTGAGATTAAATGGTTACGGGCCAGCCAGGATTAAGGCAACAGCCCCCGCCAGGACTGACCTCTCGCGCTTATCTTCCAAAAACTAGGATCGGGCGCACCAAATCAGGCGGGATGAACGGCCCGAAATGCTGGGGTTCAAGTTCCCCGCTAAGCGTGATGTTTGAGTTGTAAGCAATTTCTTTACAACTGGTTCCCGCCGTTCACCATATTGCCTTAGCGGGCCAAGCTGAAGATGCCGCGCGATAGGGCGTTCGGCCAGTCGTACCCCCAGCCTGTTCGGTGACTGGGGGTCTTTTCATGTCCACTTGGCTCTAGGCAGTTTGTTCCAGTATTGCCCAGAAAGGTTAGTATTCATGGAGCAGAACGGCACTATCCGATGGAGTTATCCATTTGGCATAACACGTTTCGTGTTACACCGCATGATGTGTACGAACCTTTAAGCCGGTTAAGGTTGCGGGGTACTTGATTGGTACGTTGATAAGGCCACTATTATCGGATAACCCCGAAAACTAAAATAGCGGCACTCGCTATTATCGTTTGGGATAGATACGGATTTGAGTATACATCTCAGATGGCAAATTGTACCCTTCGTGCGTTTAATGCACATCTGTCCATCTATCTGCATATTTTGGACATATCCTTCTGCATATGGGCATGGCGGGTACACATCATTATTGTAACTTTCCTGCGTTCAGGGGTATTCCATATACGGCTATGCACGCTTTTGACAAGTTGATGCAAAAAATGCACCTACTCGAACTCACGAGGATTCCTCGTATGTTCCTTAGAAATATTTGAAGTATCCGGTTTTTCCAGACGGTTGGTCCTGATTTCTGTGGTCAAAGCTAGAAATAGCCCCGTTAAAGTGTTGTGGTCACATGTTGCAGGCCATTGTTGTGACGAAATGGTCAGGCGAACCGTCTGCGCTAAATATACATTTTTGTATATTTCAAGCATATGCGTTGCAGAAAATTGTCGCAAGTTGTCACAGTAACCCCACTCTACCCTGTACTGCCATTTTATAGGAGAATTGGCGGCAATAAACGTCCATTCATACAGCGAGATATGAAAACCCCGCAAAACGCACAGAAATGGCATTAGCCGCAATATGTATAAACAGTATTGACAACTTGCCACATTTATGGCACATTTGCCACAGTTCCGATTTTGTGTTATACTAAAAAGGACGTAGCGTACCCAACCCCACTTCGGCAAAAGTGGGGTTTCCTTATACCCACTCCCCACTGTGAAGATTATGCTATTTTCATTCACAATCATGCTGTTCACAAAATAGAAATCGGATTAAGATATTAGCAGCAAGGGGAACAAGGGTTCCCAACCGTAAGCGAAAGTAGCGCACTGATAACTCAAAAAGGCTCCCGATACCAGACACCATCACGATAGTTGGCTACTCGGTCCCAGAATGCGATCTAAAAATCTAACCAAAGGAGATAGATATGACGAATCGAATGGTTGTCTTAACCGGCTACCGCATGGAATCACTTAAACGGCACGACCGCAAGAAGTACGACCGCTTGAATGAAATGGTTTCAGATGGACTTAGAGACAGTCCCGAACCCGACATCGAGTGGAACTCTACGGTTGGCAGACTGGAACCCAAACCCGACCCTGAACCCGATCGTTGTGCTTGGGTATGCCCTAGTACCTGTCGTAATTGTCTCGTTGAAAACTGTGCCGATAGACTGGCGGGAGGGGTCAATGAATGAAGAACAGAAAGAAGCAATAGAAATCATTCTGTGCGCTGTTTCGCGTCAAGAGATATACCTCTCGACCGCCATGAAACAGATCGAAGCAATCTGGCCGAAAGCGGCGGGAGGTGAGTGATGCTAAGTAGTGGACAGGTGACAGCATTGGACGCCGTCAAGGTTTCGGTCGCTCGCAAGTTTTCTTATGACCGCTCAGACGGCAACGGGAATCGAGAAGCGGGACTGACATTGCGATGCAGAATTGGAGAGCCGGTTACCATCACTGGCCATTGCCAGACGGTTGACGAACTCGAATACGCCGTGGCTCGTCTCATTGCCACAGCAAGAAGGGAGGTGGGGCATGGCAAAGCAGTGTAACCCACTACGTGAGTGGAGGTGGAACAGAATGATGACGACCGCCAATGCTGCGCGAGAACTTGGATTGCTCCCTGAAACATATCGGACTCTTGAATATCTGCCAAGCAAACTGAGTATCACCACTGACACAATCTTGCACATCGCAAGCATAACACACATCCCGCTGGAAGTCCTCGTGGACTATCTCGAATCGAACCACGCCCCTGCTTGACATGAACCCGATTCCGAGTACAATATATACAGCAGCCTAGCGTGGCGTAATTAACCACGTGAAACTAGACTCCTTTCTAGGGGCTGCTGCCATCAAAACAAAGGAGACAAAGGAGTGTGAGACAATGAAGCTTGGACAGCACATGACAGACGAACAGCGAGCCAAAGAGTCTGCGTCAAAATTGGGGCATACCACATCAATTGAAACGCGGGCAAAGATATCTTCGACGCGCATGGGGATTAGACCATCACCTGAAACGCGGGCAAGGGTATCTGAAATCCTTATGGGCCACGTCGTTACCCCCGAGACGCGAACAAAGACGTCAGCATGGCAACAGGGGCGCAAACTTTCGCCTGAAACGTGTGCGAAGATAGCTATTGCGCATTGGAGGGGCGGTCAGAAAATGGCCGACGCCAGAACTCGCGCCAAGCGCCGCACGCTCGGTTTCAATCCTCTGAACTCTCCCCTTTCGGGATGTGAGGGTCATCACGTCAATCGGCTTGACGTCATCTATATGCCCACAAAACTACATCAAAGCATCCATCACAATCAGCATACTGGCAGAGGAATGGCGCAGATGAACGCCATTGCCTACAATTTTCTATTCAAACAAGAGGTGGAAGCCGCAATCGCGGCAAAGGAGACAACCAATGTTAGTGGCTAAGAACGAGGGTAGCGAACGCATCCTTATACCGGCCGGAACACACGTCGCGCGTTGCTATGGAATGATTGATCTGGGAACGCAATATTCAGAGAAGTTCGGGAACTGGAGTCACAAAATCCAGGTACAGTTTGAACTCTGTAACGAATTAATGGATGATGGCAGACCTTTGGCTATTAGCAAGAAATATACGCTCAGCCTTAACGACAAGGCTAGCCTGAGGAAAGACCTTGAAAGCTGGTTGGGAAGAGGCATCACCGAGAAAGAAGAGAAAGCGGGGTTCGCGCTTGGTTCTATGTTGGGCGCTCCGTGTTTGCTCTCCGTGATTCATGCTGAGAGTGGCGGCAAGACGTACGCGAACGTGGCGGGCGTGATGTCTGTACCAAAAGGAACAACCGTGCCCGAACAGAGCAATCCTATGATTTCCTATGATGTGGAAAATGGAAAGGATGTGGTGTGGGAAAAGCTGCCCGAATGGATCCGAACCATGATTGAGCAGAGCAAGGAGTTCAAGGACGGCGACGAACCGACACCCGAAGAAGCTGCCGACACCTCTATGCCGTTTCCCGACATTCCCGAAGAGTCGACCGAACCAGCCACACCACCTGAGACCTATATCTACGGTCCCAAAACTTACACACGTGAAGAGTGGCTGGACAGTCTGCATCAAGCGTCTGCATTTGACCATCTGCCCGAACCTGCAGATATGGATGCCATGAAGCATGATGACCTACTGGCGGCTGGCAAGGTGATGATCAAGCAGTTGCAGGACTTCTGCGCGACGAACAAGAAGAAAACAGAAAAGAAGGCCTCGTGAAATGGTCACAGCCGAAGAACTTGCAATCCTCAAAAAGTCGCCCCATGAGCTGGCGGTTACCGTGGCTCTGCTATGTCTGGCGAATGGTATCCCGGCAGTCAAGGTCCTGGAGGACGTGTACCGTGAGGGTCAAAGGTCGGTAACCGACGATCCACAGGCATGGGGACTAATTGGAGGCAGGGCGTGAGATATAGAATACATCATTTTGTGCTAGCAGAATTGGCCGAGGACAACTTTATCGTATCCGGCGACACCATAGAAGAAGTCCGGGCAGCGGCGAAACGGGAACTGGCAAGAAGGGGTTGGAAAGAAGAAGATTGTTGGTCGGAGGACTTGCCATGCTGACCCCTCCCTGCAACACGCAAGCGAACGAGTACATCGACAAGATGTTTGCTGCCCTGTCAACGCTTGGCACCCTGAATGAGCTGTACCGTACCGAATTGGGTGATGCTATCAACAAGTCTGCCGCCTTCAAGCTACTGTATGCCACGGTGTTGATTGAAGAAAAGGCGGGGCCGGACGTCAAGGTCACCGTCGACGAACTCAAAGCCAAAGTCACGAAGCGCGTCAACGCCGCCGAAAAGGTTGCCGATATTGCCGAAGCCCTCAGTAAGGGTACCAGGGAGGCGATGGAGCTGCAGAAAGAAACGATCGGGGCCTGTCAGTCGGCCCTTGCCTACGCCAAAGCAGAACTGGAAGCAACGCCGAACGCAAACCCACCGAACCATGAGCCATTGTTTGGAGGTGTGACATGAGCGAGAAAACAATCCGCACCATTACCATCAAGGCCGAGGGTGAACTTGGGCTTACCCCCGATGTTGCTGGGCTGATATCCTCTTGCGTCAAAATGCACGCCGAGAATGGAAGGGAGACGGGCGACCTGTACTTCCAAGACTTACACGTCACCTATTCTTATGCTGAGCACAAGGTGGTCAAGAAGGGGCCGAAGAAGAAGCCCGTGGAGGTATCCGTATGAACACCTTGACCGCTCTTGAATTACGCAAGCACGACCTCCGGCAGGACCTGGTACATACTGCGAAAACCTATGGAAAGGCCGCCCGGGAGACGGCGAAGATTATGCACAAGATCCAGGAAGTGCAGCGGGCAGAAAGTTATCTCAAAAGGGAGATGACAACATGATCATTTTCATTCTCTGGTTCATTCTCTGTCTCATGGTGGCTGGACTTTGGAGCTGGAAGGGCAGAAGTTACGCAGGTGGGTTTTGGCTTAGCTTCTTCTTTTCCCCATTGGTCGGATTCATTGTTGGGATTTGTCTTGCCCCGGCAAGGCGGGCATGAGTACCTTGATCCCGGCAGAGAATAAGTTTCATAAAGGTAATGGCGCGGACGGGAAGCACTACTGGTTAACCCCGCCCGCCCTGTTCCAACGATTGTTGGCGCGATTTGGTTTTACCTTTGACCCCTGTCCTTATCCAAAGCCCGATGACTTCGACGGTTTGACTTGTGAGTGGGAATCATCTAACTATGTCAACCCCCCCTTTGGATCCATTATTCACCAAGGGAAAAAGAAGGGGCCGACGGCGTGGGCTAGAAAGGCGATTGAGGAAAACAAGAAGGGGAAGCGCGTTGTTCTTGTCTATCCGATTGATAAGTGGATATTGATGCTGTTGGCGGCTGGCGCGACAGTAGAGAACCTTGGGGACGTAAGGTGGCTTGCGACAGAGGATGGTTCTGAGGGGAAAGGAACGGGGCGGCACATAGCCTGTTTCATTTTGGAACCGCCCCCCATCTCTACAAACGGTAATTTACGGTGATGGAAAATCTGCCCGCTATTCATGCGGCATCCAGCAAAGGGTATACACTAGGGGGTATCAACTGTTTCCAAAATGGAAATAGCTCAGACAGAACAACTGGGCATCCATCGATAGTCTAGACGAACATACCCCCCCCCCGGCGCGAGTCCCCGCTGCTGGGTTGTGCGGCTAGTCGTTTCTGCTATACTGATATGGGAGACGGCTTGGGACAGTTAGCTACTGTTCGACAGCCGACCATACCGGCGCCGCCTCCATCTTTCTTTTGTATGGTGTATGGTGAGAGTCTTGTGCGGAGCCTCCCACCAATAGGAATGGCAAAATCCTAACTAGGTTTGGAGGTGAGTATGTACTGCTCAGCGGCAAATGAGTCTTGAAAATCCCCAACTTGAAGACGGCCACCTTAGGATCGTCAACAGCATAGCCGAAACCCTTGCGCGTACCCAGTTGTCCGGGTACGAGTCGCGGGTTTTATGGTTTCTCTGGCGCAAGACCTATGGCTGGTCGAAGAAAACCGACCTTATAAGTCTAAGCCAGTGGGTTGATGGGACTGGCATATGCAAGCAACATGTCGCCACCACTATCAAGCGTCTTGTCCAGCGCAACATCATCATCAAGTACGCCGGACGCAAAGCGACCGTAACCGAAATCGGTAATGATAGGGGCGTAACCGAAATCGGTTACGGCGTTATCTGTATGTATGAATTCAACAAGCGTTATGGCACTTGGCAATCGTTACCGAAATCGGTTACGTTACCGAAATCGGTTACGGAGGTGGTACCGAAATCGGTACCCACAACAGATACTCTTACAACAGATAAAGGATTAAAAGAAAAAGATTGCGCCGAAAATGAAAAAACCGGCGCTCCTCTCTTCGAAAATCTTCCTGAAGTCATCAAAGAACCAGAGACTAAACCAGACAAGGCAATCCAGGTTACGACTTCTGTTCCCTATCTGTTGGCTTCCTGGTTCTATTCCTCGCGCGGTATTCCCGCTCAGCCCACCCCTGCCGATATGCGGAACTTTAAGCTGTTGTTGCAGTTCTACTCTGAGTCTGTCATCAAAAAGGGTATTGAGTGGCGACTTACCTCTGATTCTGATGGGTATTGGACAACGCATATTTCGTCTGCTTCTATCTATCGCAACTTTGGCAACTGGATGGCAGAATCGTCAGTCAAGGCAATCAGTCTGAGACAATGGGTTCAGCAGAATCCCGACATGGACTTTGATCGTTTCGTTGACCCTCTTGCCCGCGCTGATGCTTTTATGCGGGCGTTCAATGAGGCGAAGAAGAATCGGCTGGTGTACTTTGAAGACGCAGACTATGCCATGTACAAGAAGGCAATCCGCATTAAGACAGCGGAATCCAAAGCAGAGACAAAGGAGGTAAATCGTGGTTGAATATACGGGCCTGGAAAAAAGCAAGCAGTTGGCAAAGATGCAATTTATGAAGAAAGATGAAGGTTATCCCTGTGACGCAATATACATGGGTAAGTACGACTATTCGCTGGACACGAGTTTTGTCGAACAGTTTGCCAATACAAAATTGTATGAATACCCCGCCTACCGTGCCGACACGCTTCTATCGTGGCTTCTGGGACGTGGGTATTTTGAATATATCATGGCAAACGCCGCAGATGAAATAGTAGTGGCATTCAGTGACAGTGCCTTTCCTATCGGCACGGTTGAAACGAGGGCAAAAACCCTTGCTGACGCTCTGGCAGACGTTGTGTTCACCGTTCTTGCCTCGCGCCCGAGGTGAAGTGATGGACGAAATCAGTAGCGTTATGGGGCGTCTTGCTCAGTTAAGCCGGAACATAGAACCTCTCGAGATGCTTGTGCGTGAGGAACTGGCAGGAATGGATGATCATACGTTTTGGACGTCTGTTTGTCACGGCGACATCGTGGACGCGCTTGAGGAGGTACCCGAAGGAACTCACCTGTTCCAGTGTGCCTGGGGCAACCGCGAGATATTCTCTGAGCGGAACAATCCGCACCATTACATGATTGCCAAAGATCCCGGGGTTCCAGTACGCAGAAGCGAGCCGAAGCCCGAGATTCAAGTCAACGTCGCACAACTGGCGCGGTTTGTTATGGCTTGTCCCTATGAGGGAACAGAGCGGTGTCCACGGCGGAACTTTGCATTTGCTGATACAAGCAAAGAAGAGAAACGGAAAGAGAAACAACTGGCCTGGCCTGAGGAGGTAAAATGACTAAGGTTGAGGAACTGCGCGGACACATAGTTGATATGGCGGATGGCGTTTCGTTTTCGGAAATTACCTGCTTTCTTGGATTGCTTGATTCTTATGCCGCCGTTTCCCATGCCGAAGGCGTGGCAGAAGGGGAGCGCGATAAGGGACTACAAGGGAGCAATTTCCGAAAGGTGGCCAACTTATTGTCAGAAGCGAACGCCAAACTTGTTACCGCTCGTGCCGAAGGCGTGGCAGAGGGGGAAGAGCAGGAGAGGGAGAGGATAGTAGCAGTTGGCTCCCGTGGTTTAGTATTGCATGATGGAGACCTGTTGGTTGGAGGCGTGCCGGAATTGCGAAAGAAGTTTTCGACAGAGGGGTACGTATACATCGTTGCCGCATCTGCTCTCGCTCCGAACGTCCTCGCGCCCACAAAGGAGGTGGCGGGATGAATCAGTATGACAGCATGACTGTTGATGAACTGTTGTTTGAGTATGCGGAATGGGCGCGTAACCATGCTGGAACTCATTGGGAGATACATGGGGAAAAGGGCGTGGTTGTTGATGATGAGAATCCGTTGAATGTGGTGGCAAGAAAACATGCCCTTGTTGCCGCCCTTCGTCGCAAGGTTATCGAAGAGGCAAGCGTGGGGGTGGTGAAACTGTCGCATAATGGTGTGGCAAGCGACTACGACATCGTTCCTCACAAGGAGACCACATGACAGAGTTGCAGAACGGTGATCTCCAACTGGACAACGGTGTCATCATCCCGGCAGCCAAGCGTACCAGGTGTGAGGTCTATAGCAGGGTTGTTGGTTATTTGAGACCCGTAGCCCAGTGGAACAAGGGGAAGAAGGCGGAATGGGCGGATAGAATATGCTTTACGGCCACAACAACGCCAAAGGAGACCAAATGAGGACTACGCATCGGCATCGTGAGACGCGCAAATCAAAGGTTCTAAACATCCCCTCGTACCACATTGTCTATCCGCCGATTGATGCAGAAAGGCTACAGGCGGCAATGTTGCGGGCAAGCGCGACCGTCATGGTTGGGCTAGTGAATAGGATCAGCAAAGAAGAAGTGATTGAGCTGTTCGGGCGAATCGAGCCGCAGGACTTTCCGATGCAACTGTTGCCGATGGAGAAAGAGGGGGTGACGCATGAAGATTGACAAGATTCTAGACAATATCTTCAAGGTTAAGGTATTGCTGAATGAGATTGCCGATGAGGTGATTAAGATAAAAGCAAGGGAGGCCAAGCAAGTCAAGCAAGTAGAAGGCAAGTAGTACCCAAATCGCAGTAGCCCCGGCAAGGGCGGAGGTGTGTGAGTATGAGCGTAGTATTGCGTAGGAAGGTTAGTGGGCAAGTTGTCAGGGTCGAATCGTCGGTCGACAAGCCGAAACGCAAGAAGAGAACCCCGCGTCAGATCGAGGATGATTTATGTTGTACCCTCTGGTCCGCGGCGGTCAGGACCCGAGATGGATATGTCTGTCAGTATTGTGGAACCCCCACGAAGAAAGCGGAGGCACACCATATCTTCACGCGTCAGCACAAGTCAACAAAGTTTGATCTGGACAATGGGATCACTCTCTGCTGGCCCTGCCATAAGTATCGTGCAGTCAGTGGCGATTTTGCATACTGGGAACAGCATCAATGGCTTGGGCTTAAGAAATGGGAAGCGTTACACGCCAGGACAATGGCAACGGTTAAGACAACGGACGCCTGGTATGCCGAACAGGAAGCGCAATTGCGGGCGAAACTTGAAAAGTTGCAGGCGGTGATGACATGACTTCCGGCGATCAGTTCAAGCCGATTGAAATGCCTTATCTCAGGATGTGGCGGGAACGCCTTGAAGCAGAGAAACTTGCTAAGGCCGTCAAGTCTGTGGTTAAGAAGCGCAAGAAAGCCAAGAAGTCGAAGGCGCAGAAATGAAATGGGCTAAGTCTCGTAATCATTGTCCTGACTATTACGCATGGCAAGATCTCGGGCGTGTCATGTTTGTGACGCTGGTTCTTGCCCTCATCGCCTCTCTGGTGATTGCCCTGTTGGTTTTCATCATGAGCCCCGGGGTTGCAACTGCCGGTGATGTTACCAACTACCGTCAGGCCCGCCGTCTGGCAGTCCTTCCCATCGACAAGGTTACGACAAGGGCGTCAGAACCCGTCAAGACCCTGTTCATGGAGGTTTCAGCATATTCGCCCTCGGTTTTTGAGTGTGACAGCAACCCCATGACAACGGCCAGCGGCAAACGTGTCTATGTCGGCGGTGTGGCTGCAGACCTTAGCAGGTTCCCATTTGGAACAATTCTGCTGATACCTGGCTATAACGGCGGGAAACCGTGTCAAGTCATCGACACCGGCTCTGCCATCAAGGGCGCCAAGCTGGACGTGTTTTTCTTTTCGACACATGAAGCTGCTCACTTCGGGCGCAGACGCAATGTCAAAGTCCAGGTGCTATACGTACCTAGGGTGAAGAAATGACCAGCCCTCTCTGGACGATCATTGCTTTGTGTCTGCTATTGGCTTGGCTGCAAAATCGAGGGGGTGAGCATGGAGAGGATTGAGATCATAAATTTACACGTCGTTCGTGAGTACCACCGTGAACTGGGCGTCGATCGTGAGACAGTCGTGGAAATCATGGAATCCATCTACGCCGCTGCTTATACGGAAGGCCGACTGTGGCAGAAGGCAGAAATCCAGCGCTGCGCAAGAAAGACAAATGGCGACGGGTATATTCCCTCAGGCTACGCTTCGGGGGCCTACATCGTGCCGGGGTTCGTGCTTGAACCAGCGGCAGGCGAAGCTGTAACGGAGAAGGTATCCGAATGATCTCCCTTGTGGACGTTGCAAATCGCGCTGGCTACACCGTCATCAGCCACTATGGATTGACGGTTATGGAGCTGGGGGGCGACGGCGATTGGACGCGAGTAGAAAGAGCCTGTCGGCGGTTTGTGCGGCACAGTCGCATCTATGACCATTATACAATCGTTGTCCGCAACGCAGATGGAACGCGCGACCTGCGGGACGTAGGACTGAACCAGGTTCGTTTTGCCGTATTGCCTCCAGTTTCTCATCGCTGGGTTCAGCGCAAGGGAGAGTATTCGGGGGTGAGGAAAAGCGGCAAGAAGTTCATGGGCAGGATATGGGTGAACCATAAGGAAATTTACGTAGGAACATATCTGGACGCGATCAGCGCAGCAAAAGCGAGAGACAGGTATGTTATCGATCATGGTCTCGCGCTACATCTGAATTTTCCCATTGATGCGGTTGTAGCATAGGAAGCGGTTTTCCGGCTTGACTGGGGACAAAAATACGGTATAATATAATCTGCAAATGGTGACCCTCGTAGCCGCGCCGGCAAGCGCGAAACATCAGTTTCTATCGGATATACAGGATTCTTATAACTATACGCCCCACTCATCCCTTCGCATAGTCGGGGGACAGGTGGGGCTTTCTTCATATCCAGACATAGGAACCCTACGAAGAATTGCAAACGGTACATCCAATATGGTGAGCGCATTTGACAAGGCTGTGACTGCGGTCGCGCCTGCTCGGGTTAGAGTCCCGAGGCTCACCAACCCTCCATGGATAGCTATTGAGGATCTGCCGTAATGGGTAGGCCTCGCATCAATTGGCAACAGATACACAACGAGTACACAACGAGTCCCGAGGCAATCAGCAAGCAGGACTTGGCAGATAAGTACGGGATCAATCGCACAACCCTGAGCCTGAAGGCAACGAAAGAACAGTGGGATATTGCCCGTGCTTCGTTTTTGCGCTTGACCTCCGATAAGGCAACCGAAAAGAAAGCCGATGCAGTATCAACCTTTGCTGCTGAATGGAATGGCACATGTGTCGATTCAGCAAAGCGGTTGAATATCAAGGCGTTGGCAGAGATGGACGCAGGCGGCAAGGTGCGAGATATAGCGGGTGCGTTGAAGATTGCTCAGGACATGGGCAAGGCCGCAGCAGGTGAATCACCTGAGGACACATTGCTGTCGATTCTTGCTGGACTGCAGAAGAGGTACGAATGAACGCCCCCCGTATCTGCGACGACCTCGAAACAATAGGGCAGATCAGGACGCAGGAAGGGTTGCGTCCATTGGTCTTGTTTCCTTGGCAGCGCGAGTTCATCAAGGCAACGCTATCACATGACAGGATTGCCGTGCTGAAGAGTCGTGACATTGGCAGCTCTACTGTGGCGGTGATCCTCTACACCTATCTCGCAATGGTATTTGGGGGAGATCTAGTCATCTGTTCGTATAAGCTGGACTCTGCCAAGTCGCTATTCGAGACGGCAAGAACGTTCATTGCCAATTTGCCCGAAGCGTGGCAACCCATAGCAAGGCTCAAAACGGATACCGACTACCATGCCATACTCCCAAATGGATCGCACCTGAGAGCAATGGAAATGACGAAGAACGTAGGCCGCTCATTCCGAGCCAAGTATCTGCTTGCTTCTGAGTTGGCCTTTTGGAGTTCCCCCCGTGAAAGTTGGCAGGCTGTGAGTGGTTCAGGTGTTGCGGGCATGTCCATTACTGCCGAATCAACTCCCAACCCTGGTCCTGAAGGTTCTCTATTCGAGTCCCTATTGGACAATCCTGCGTGGTATCGGATGGAACAGAACTATGAGGGCAACCCCGCGCATACAGAAGCGTGGCGTGTGTCCAAACTTGCAGAGTTGGACGGTGATGAGGAAAGGTTCGCTCAGGAATATGCCTGTAGTCTGAACAAAGCCTCGATGAACAAGTCTGTCATTCCTCTCGCTTCCATTCTTGCCGCTATGGGTCGCGTTCACACTGGAACTGATTTGCCTCATGTTCTCGGAGTCGACGTCGCCAGATTCGGGTCCGACAACAGCGTTATAACTGTTCGACACGGTAATGCGGTCATCAGTCAAGAGAGTATTCATGGTATGGATTTAATGACCTTGGCAAAGCGCGTACGTGATGTTGCAGCAGAAGATATGAGCGAGGCTGTGAACGTCGATGTGATTGGGATAGGCGCTGGGGTAGTCGACGCGCTCAATGACATGGGTGTTCAAGGCGTCAACGGTGTGAATGTGGCAGAACAGGCTTGGGACTCTGAGAAGTTTGCGAATAGGAAAGCCGAATTGTACTGGGGTCTCAGAGATCGCTTTCTCAATGACGATATCTGCATTCCTGATGATCAAGACTTGAAGCGAGAGTTGATGGTGACGTTTGATTATACCATCACTGGAAAAATCTGCATCCAAAGTAAGGACCGCGTCAAAGAGACGCTGGGCAGGTCCCCCGACAGAGCCGAATCCCTGATGCTCGCTTTCACGCCAAGCATGTGTGTGGTCGCCTAAGATGCCAACGGGAATATACGTACGGACAGAAGCGCAGAAGAGGAACATTTCTGCTGGCATGATGGGAAACCAAAACCGCCTTGGGGGTCACGTTTCAGATGAAACCAAAGCAAAGATTTCTGCGACAATGGCGGGCGTATCCAAGTCCGATGAGACAAGGGGGCACATGTCAATTGCTCAAGTGGGGCACCCAGTATCCCTTGACGCTCGTGCAAACATGTCTATGGCACAGAGAGGGAACACAAACAGGCGGGGCCGCCACCTTGTTTACTCAGAAGAAACTTGGGCAAGGTTGTCCGCTGCCCACATGGGTTTAGGTTGGAAGGGCGGTCCAATGGCATTTAGGCGCAGGTCTAAGGCTAAGCGCCGCTTGCTCGGGTTTGTTCCATTGAATGAGTGCTTTGTTGGTTGCGAAGGGCATCACATTGACAACGAACGGGTCATCAATATGCCTCACGCTCTGCATCGTAGCGTTTACCATAATCAGCATACTGGACAGGGCATGGCAAAGATTAACGCGATTGCCTACAACTTCCTTTTCAAGCAGGAAGTAGAAGAGGCATTGGAGGCAAGACGTGGCTAATTGGTTATCTAGAACATTCGGACGCAAGGACGGTGTGCCATTTAACACAGCCATGGCCGATGTTATGAGCGT